CGCGTCGGCTCGGTGGGCGACTCCGCCCGCGTCGGCTCGGTGGGCGACTCCGCCCGCGTCGGCTCGGTGGGCGACTCCGCCCGCGTCGACTGGGTGGTCGGCTCCGCCCGCGTCGGCTCGGTGGGCGACTCCGCCAGCGTCGGCTCGGTGGGCGGCTCCGCCCGCGTCGGCTCGGTGGGCGACTCCGCCCGCGTCGGCTCGGTGGGCGACTCCGCCCGCGTCGCGCGAGCTGCTGGGACGTCCGTCGTGCACCTGCGCCGAGGCGGGACCCTCACCCAGGCCGGCAGCCACGTCGCCGTCTACCTGCACCACAAGCAGGTCACCGTCTCCGGCGGGCACCTCATCGACGTCACCGACGTCGACACCAACGACCCCGTTACCTGGGTCGCGTGGACCGGTGTGCTGGTCGACGAGGACGGGCTCGCGCACCTGTTCAAGGCCGTCGACGACGACCTGCACGCCGGCCACGACTACACCAAGACCCAGTACCCGGTCGGACAGGTCGTCGTCGCCCCGGACTGGCAGGACACCAACAACTGCGGGTACGGCCTGCACGTGTGCCCCACCGTGCGCCAGGCCCGGGACCACTACCGCGGCGCCACCCGGTTCCTCGAGATCACCGTCCCGGTCGCTGAGCTGCGCCCGATCGACGACTCGAAGTGCAAGGCGGAGTCGGTGACGGTGCTGCGTGAGGTCGACTCCCTCGGCGACCCCGTCGTCACGGGTGGTGAGTGACCCGTGCTGGAGCTCACGCGCTTCGAGGTCGTGTTCGCACCGGTCAACCGGTTCCCTGCCGTCGACCCGCAAACTCGCAACCTGATCATCCAGGTCGAGGTCGACGCCGCTCGCCCCGACGACATCACCGGAACGGTCGCCATCAACCTGGCGCCCGGTGACGGTGACGACGCGGACTCGATGAAGCGCCTCGCCGGGCTCGCCCTGCACAGCGTGTCCCACATCCTCCTCGGCGGCACGGTCATGGGAAGCACCACCATCCGGGTCGGAGACACATCATGACCGCCCTCGCGGCACTGCCGCCGCTGCACCAGTCGTTCCAGGGAATCGACCCTACCCAGGCGCTGAGGGACCTGCGCGGAGTCGTGGAGCACGAGATCACCCACGAGCCCCGCTCCCTGCAGACGGCCATCGGCCCGTCAGAGATCGGCACACCGTGCGACCACTGCCTCGCCGCGAAGCTCGCCGGCTGGGAGCAGCACCGTGACGTCGCCTGGCTGCCCACCGTGGGGACCGCCGTGCACCGCCTCCTCGAGGAGTACGTCATCCGCCACGAGAACAACCTCAACGCCCAGCACACCACCGGCCGCCGCTGGTTGCTCGAGCAGCCCACCATGGTCGGGCACATCGCCGGCGTCGAGATCTGGGGGTCGACGGACGTCGTCGACCTCGCCGCCGGGATGACCGTCGACTGGAAGATCGTCGGCGCCTCCACCCTCAAGCAGGCCAAGACCGGCCCCTCGGCGACGTACCGCGTGCAAGCCGACCTGTACGCCAAGGGGTGGAACGACGCCGGGGTGCGCATCGACCACGTCGCGATCGCCTACCTGCCCCGCAACGCCGTGTCCCTGAACGACGCCATCTGGTGGACCGCACCACACGACCGTGCCCGCGCGGAGACCGCCCTGGCCCGCGCCGACGCCCTGGCCCGGAACCTCGGCGCCCTCGAGCTGATCTCCACCCACGTGCGCGACCAGTGGATCAGCAACCTGCCCCGCGCGGACCGCTGCTTCGACTGCCCGCGCTTCGCCGACGGCACCGGCATGACCACGCCGGGCCACCGACCCCCCGAGGCGCCGTTCGCGGACCTCCTCGGGACCCCGCAGTAACCCCAACCCAGCAGTACCAACCCCAAGGAGCACCACATGTCCACGACACCCACCGCTGACGAGTTCCTCCTCGGCGGATCCGCCGGGAAGTCCGCGTTCGCGAAGGACGACCCCATCGGCACCACCGTCACCGGCACGATCCTGTCCACGGAGGTCCGCCAGCAGACCGACCTGGAGACCGGCAAGCCGATGACGTGGGAGAACGGCGACCCGCGCATGCAGCTCGTCGTGTCCCTGCAGACCGACCAGCGCGTCCCCGACGAACCGGACGACGACGGGGTGCGCGCTGTCTACGTCAAGGGCTCGAAGGCCCCCGGCTCGCAGTCGCTGCACGACGCGGTGCGTGCCGCCGTGCAGGCCGCGAACGCGAAGGGCATCGAGCCCGGCGGGACGCTCACCGTCCAGCTGATCGGCACCGAGCCGTCGAAGACGCGCGGGTACAACGACCGCAAGCTCTGGGCGGCCGCGTACAAGGCGCCCGACCACGCGGCCGCCACAGGCGGGTTCCTCGGCACCGGCGGACAACCGGTGCAGCAGCCCGCGGCCCCTTCGGTACCGGCCCCGCAACCGGTGTCCGCACCCCCACCGGCTCCGACGCCTCAGCCGGTGGCGCCACCAGCACAGGTGCCGGCCGCCGCACCCGCGCAGGCCTCGACGCAGGCAGACCAGGCCAAGCAGCTCGCCGCCCTCGGGTGGACCCCCGAGCAGATCGGAACACAGCTCGGCCTCGACCCGACCGTCGTGTCGATGGTCCTCAACGCCGCCTGAGCGCGGCACCCCACGCCCCCAACCAGGAAGGCAGCCCGTTCGAGCCGGGCCGCGGGGACCAGCAAGCACCGACCCCAGCACAAAGAGAGAGGACCGCTCCCATGGCGAAGAATCTGAGCGGCTACACGCTGCACCTGCTCGCGAACACCGACCTCATCACGGAGACCTGCTACAAGTGCGGGGTCCTGTTTGCCATGACCGTCGACTACCGGCAGCAGCGGATGAGCAACCGCGACTCGTTCCACTGCCCGAACGGACACTCGCAGATGTACACCGGGGCGACCGATGCCCAGAAGCTGCGTGAGGCCCAGGCGCGCGAGACCGCGTTGCGTGACCAGCTCGAGGCGTCGATCCGCGACGGCGAGCTCACGCGCCAGGCGCCGCTCCGGGACAGGCAACGGTTCGCGAACGGCGTGTGCCCGTGCTGCCGGCGCTCGTTCGAGAACGTCCGGCGGCACATGTCCTCCCAGCACCCGGAGTACCCCGCCACGGACCTGCTGCAGCCCGTGCGCTACCAGTGCTCGTGCGGCAGGAAGTTCGACTCATGGCGCGGCCTGCGAACCCATCAGGGGCACGTCCGCGGCGACGACTGGGCGAAGCCAGGCAAGTCCAGCTGGTACTCGCATCTGACGGTGGTGGATGCCAAGTGAGCACCCCCGACACCAAGGACGCCCCCCGCTACGGGTCGGCTGACCCCGTGACCGTCACGGCGCCGACGACCAGTCGGGTTCGGCTTGGCTACGCCCACTCGCGGCGGCGCATGTCGAGCGACCCGTCATTCCACGCCGGGATCGCCGTCGAGGAGTTCGACCGCTGGCTCGCCGCCCACGACGCCGAGGTGCGGGCGAAGGCGCTGGAGGACGCGGCGCAAGAGTTCGCTGTCGAGCTCGAGCACGCCCGCACCGCCCTCGAGGCCCTCGGGACCGAACGCAACACGTGGGCACGCCAGATGGCCGACCTGCGCGACGAGCTCGACACCGCCCGTGCAACCGCCGAGAAGGCGCGCACCGAACGCGCCGCGGCGACGAACGAACGCGACACCCTGAGCGTCGCCCTCGACGACGCACACACCTGCCCGCCCGGGCGGCTCGTCGAGAAGCTCGACAGCGGCAAGCGGGCCCTGCTGTGCAGCCGCTGCAACCGGGTCCTCGGCTACCTCGGCACCCGCGTCGTCGTCACGATGAACCGCGAGGGCAGTGCGTGATGCGTGTCCTGACAGTGCGCCAGCCGTGGGCATGGGCGATCGTCCACGGCGGAAAGGACGTCGAGAACCGATCCCGCTCCCTGGGCCCGTACCGCGGGCTCGTCGCCATCCACGCGGGCCTCACCCTCGACCTCGACGCACTGGACGAGCTCTCCGCCGGCGGGCACCGCGCACTCGGCGACGCGATCCTGGCGCGCACCCCCGAAGACCTCATCACCATGACCGAAGTCGGCACCGTGATCGGCGTCGTCAACCTCTGGGCGATGCATTCCGCACAACCGTGGTGCTGCCCGAACCTCGGCGTGCCACCGTTCGGCGGACCCTGGGCGCAGCCCGACCACTGGCACCTGAACTTCACCAACCCGCGCCCACTCGCGCATCCGATCCCCACCCGCGGACGCTTAGGCCTCTGGCGACCTAACAACGAGCTCGCGGCCGCGGTCCGCCGGCAGCTTGAGGAGGCCACGTGATGGCGGATCTGGGCAGGCGGAGGGATTCGAACCCTCGGATGACTCACACCATCTGGCACTTCTCAGGTGCCCGCGTTAGGCCGCTCTGCCACGCCTCCGTTGCGGATCTCCGCCGCAGGTGTGATCTGGACTCGACGGTTCCGGAGACCACCCGAAGGTGGCCGGACCGTCACCCTCCCAGGCCACCCGCTAGGACGTCAAGGGACGGTCTAGAGCACCTCGGATGCTGCGCCCTGCCACGTGGGCTTCGGATCCCCGAACCCGTCGTCCGTCACCACGCAGTACCCGTCGGCGCTCCCGTGCTTCACGAACTGCCCGAGCAGGACGCCATCCGAGCCGTACAACGTCCACGCGCCTGGGTTGTCTCCCATAACCCACACCGCTTCACCGCCGTGGCGGAACGCCACCCGACCAGCCTTCTCGGGAAGCTCAACCTCACTGATGGTCGGCAGTTCGTGTGTGTTCACCATCTCCGCACCGTAGCGCGGAACCCCGTCCATCACATGCGTTCGCAGGGACGGAAGTGAGCACCGTCGTCGTGCGCTGCGACACGTGCGGGTTCACCGGCAGGTACAAGACCCGCCCCATGGCCGACCACCACTTCGCCACGCACTCCTGCGCGAAGTGGCTCAACGCGGCCGCTTCAGCTGCCCGCGGCCTCGAACGCGAAGCGGCTGTTGACCGCACCCCGAAGCCATGCCTGCACAAGCGCGCCACCCACGAGCACGGCACCTACGCCTGCTACGTCCTCGACCTGTGCAAGTGCGTGCCGTGCGCGACGGCGAACTCCGAGTACGAGACCGACCGGCGACGCCGCAACGCCTACGGGCGCTCCAACTTCGTCGACGCCGAACCCGTCCGCCAGCACGTCCGCGACCTGCAGGCCGCCGGCTTCGGCCAGAAGCGCCTCGTAGACCTCGGCGTCATCTCCGCCGGGACCCTCACGAAGCTCATGTACGGCTTCACCCGCTCCGACGGCACACACCGCCCACCCGCGCGCCGTGTGCACCGCGAGACCGCCGAGAAGATCCTCGCCGTCACCACCGACCAGGTCGCCGACGGTGCACGCGTACCGACCACCGGCCCGAGCCGACGCCTGCAGGCCCTCGCCACCCTCGGCTGGACCGTCCAAGCCCTCGCCGACCACGCCGGCGTCGACCGTCAGGTCCTCGACGGCCTGCTCCCCGGACGACGGACCCACACCACTGCCCGCACCGCCCGCACCGTTCGCGACCTCTACGACGAGCTGTGGAACACGCCCCGCCCCACCCGAAGCCCCCACGAGGAAGCATCCGCCGCACGGGCCCGCCGCCGCGCACAGGACCAAGGGTGGGCGCCGCCCATGGCGTGGGACGACGACACCATCGACGACCCCAACGCCAAGCCCCTCCACGACGTCGACATACCCGCCGAAGCCCGCACACCCGGCCGCCCGCCGCGCACCGTCGACCTCGACGAGTTCGTCCACCTCATCACCGGCGGCACACACGCAGACGAGGCAGCCCGCCGAGCCGGTTCCGCCTCACTCAACGCCCTGCAATCGGCCGCCCTCTACCACCAGCACCGACCGGCGCTCCTCGCGCTCGCGAACCACTATGCCGAGGCGAGCAGCCGAGACACCGGCGGTCGCGACCGCGGACAGAAGTACGACAACGCTCGCGCGCGTCTCCTCGACGCCGCCCAGACCGCCAAGGCGAAGGAGCCCGCAGCCTCGTGACCGACAGCCCCATCCTCCACACCGCCCTCGAGCTCGCGAGCCTGGGCTACTCGGTCATCCCCATCCGCGACGACGGCACCAAAGCCCCCGCCCTGACCACCTGGAAGACCCACACGCAGACCCCCGCCGACGAGGCACAGATCCGCACCTGGTTCACCCACCCCGGCTACGACCTCGGCGTCGTCCAGGGCGCCGTCTCCGGGCACGCCGAGCTCACCGAAGTCGAAGGACGCGCCGCCCACCACCTCCCCACCCTGCGCGACCTCGCCCACGACACCGGCCTCGGCGCCCTCTGGGACACCATCACCCAAGGCTGGGTCGAGGTCTCCCCCTCCGGCGGGTTCCACTTCCACTACCGCCTCACCGACGCCCCCGTACCCGGGAACACGAAGCTCGCACGCGACACCGACAAGACCGTCCTCGCCGAGACCCGCGGCGAAGGCGGACAGGTCGTCGTCGCCCCCTCCCGCCACCACACCACCGGCCGCCCCTGGACCCGCCTCCTCGGCAACCCCGCCACCGCACCGGCCATCACCCTCGAGCAACGAGACGCGTTCCACTCGATCCTGCGCACCCTCGACACCCAACCTGAACCGCCCGCACGTGACAACGGGCGTGAAAACATGCCAGCTGGCATACCGGCCCGCGCACCCGGGGACGGCATCACACCCGGCGACGACTACGAGAACAAGACCGACTGGGCCGACATCCTGCAGCCTCACGGCTGGACCCTCGTCTTCACCCGCGGCCGCACCCGCTACTGGCGGCGCCCCGGCAAGACCCTCGGCTTCTCCGCCACCACCGGCCACGCCGACGACCGCGACCGCCTCTACGTCTTCACCACAAGCACCGACTTCCAGGCGGAGATCCCCTACACCAAGCTCGGCGCCCTCGCCGTCCTCGAACACGGCGGCAACCACTCCGACGCCGCCAAAGCCCTCCATGCCGGCGGGTACGGGCAGCGCGCCCAGCAACCCCGCCAGATCGCGACCACCCCCGACACGCACTTCGACGACATCCTCGGCCCCACGAACGGAGCACCCCCATGGACCCCGACACCTGCATCTGTGACGAGCTCTCCTGCAGCTACTGCGACGAAGTCGGCTGCACCCAGTGCGGCTACTCCGGACGCCGCGCCTGCCCCGTCCACGACATCGCCGGCGACCATTGAAGGACCCGCGTTCTACACCGAAACCGACGACGGCAACGCCCTACGCCTCGTCGACACCCACCACCAGTGGATCCGCCACGTCCCCCAACGCGGCCAGTGGCTCCGCTGGGACGGCGCACGGTGGAACTGGGACGAGGCCGGCCACATCCACGAGCTCGCTCGGGCCATCGCCCGCACGCTCCCCGACGACGGTAAGGAAGCACGCGCGCACCGCCGCTCCAGCCTCTCGCGCCGCGGCCTCGAAGCCATGGAGAAGATCGCCCGCACCGACCCCCGCATCGTCGTCCACCTCACCGACCTCGACGCCCGCCCCTACGAGCTCAACACTCCCGCCGGCGTCGTCGACCTACGCACCGGAACCCTCCATGCACCCGACCCCGCAGCACTGCACACCCGCTCCACCACCGTCGCCCCCGACCCTCACCACCCCACACCCCGCTGGAACGCATTCCTCGCCGACACCTTCGCCGGCGACCCCGACACCGCCACCTATGTCCAACGCCTCCTCGGCGTCTCCCTCGTCGGCACCGTCCTCGAACACACCCTGCCCTTCGCCTTCGGGCCTGGACACAACGGCAAGTCAGTGCTCTTCGACGTCGCCCAAGGCGTCCTCGGCCTCGCCCCCGACGGCTACTCCGCATCCATCCCCGCCGACATGCTCGTGGCCCGCGCCCGCGAGGACCACCCCGCCGTCATCGCCCAGCTCGCCGGCGTCCGCCTCGCCATCGGCGGCGAGCTCGAGGAGGGCGCCCGCTTCGCCGAAGCCAAGGTGAAGATGCTCACCGGCGGCGACCGGATCAACGCCCGCTTCATGGGTAAGAACCCCTTCACCTTCACCCCGACCCACTCCCTGTGGTTGCACGCGAACCACCGACCAGAAGTCCGCACTGGAGGCCCCGCGTTCTGGCGTCGCCTCCGCCAGATCCCCTTCCCTCACACCGTCCCCGACGAGAAGAAGATCGAAGGCCTCGACGAGATCCTCGTCGCCGAAGAGGGCCCCGGGATACTCGCCTGGTTCGTCCAGGGCGCCGCCGACTACTTCGCCCACGGCCTGACGGTGCCCGCCTCCGTGGAGGCCGCCACAGCCGAGTACCAGCGCGACACCGACACCGTCACCCAATTCGTCGAGGAACGCTGCACGACCGGCAACCCCAACGCCCAGCACCTCCATGTCAAGACCACCGTCCTGCGCACCGCCTACGACGCCTGGTGCAGGACCGAAGGCCTCGAGGCCGTCTCCGCCAAGGGCCTCACTTTGCAGCTGAAGTCCCGCTTCGGCGTCGAGAGCTCACGCAGCAACTCGGCCCGTTTCTACGACGGAATCGCCCTGAACGATCTGTCACCCGAAGACGACGAACCGTCACCCGCCGAGGTGCCGGACGGCTTCGAGACGGGCTGGTGAGTGACAGATGACCTGCAACCCGTCACGAAACCGCAATCCGTCACCGATCCGTCACCCCATGTTCTCGCAGGTCACAGCGCTGACCGTGACAGGTGTGACAGATGTGACACGTGTTTGCACCCCTACGCACATACACACGCGCACACACACAGGCGAGCACCGACTTCAGAGAATCTGTCACGCGTCACGCCCTTCCCGGAACACCCCATGACCCCGATTCCCCGCCACGTCTCCCAGCACCTCGCCACCACCACCGGACTACCCGAACAACACCTCTCCGGCACCCGCGTCGTCCCCCGCCACTGCCCCGACTGCGGCCGCCTCGTCCTCCTCGGCTACGACAGCAACGTCGCCGCCTTCCTCGCCACCGTCGACCCCTACAAAGCCACCCCCCACGACGAAGCCGCCGCCGTCATCCTCGCCCGCCCCACCTACCGCCTCTGGGGCCGACCCCTCCACTACGAACTCACCCGCCGCCACGTCCCCGGCCACCAGCACACCCTCACCTACCCCCGCGCCGACACCCCCGACGTCACCGTCGTCCTCGCCCACCACTGCCACACCCCGCCACTCGCACGCGAACCCATCCCCGTGCGCCCACCCCGACCCGCCGTCGACCACGACGCGCCACCACCGTTCTGAGAGGACAAGCGATGGTCAACCGACCCAAGAACATCGGCACCGCCGCCGAGACCGCCGTCGTCCGCGCCGCCCGTCGACTCGGCTTCCCCAACGCCGATCGCCTCACCCTCACCGGCCACCTCGACCGCGGCGACATCGGCCTCGCCCCCGGCGTCATCATCGAAGTCAAAGGCGGCGAACAAGCCCGCAACGCCACCGACACCGACATCGAACGCTGGCTCGACGAAACCAACCGCGAAGCGTTCAACGCGAACGCCGACGTCGCGTTCCTCGTCACCCAACGCCGCGGCGTCGGCGCACCCAACGCACACCGCTGGTGGGCATGGTGGCGCCTCGGATGGATCGACCACCTCCGCGACGACCGCCACCCCGACGACATCGACCCCACCCCTGTGCGCATGCTCCTCACCGACGCACTCCAGCTCGTCCGAGCAGCCGGCTACGGCACGCCGCCGCTCACCAGCGCCGAAATGGAAACCCCATCGACGCCGGTGAGCGTGGCTGACCTCACCGAGGTGACGACTTGAAGCCCCTAGAGGACTCGACCACCTTCGTGGTTCGCCACTCCCGACGCCCACACCTTCGACAGGTCGATGTGCAGATCGATCGTGACGGTTCGCTTGTCGGGGAGTCGGACCGTGATGATCTGATCACCCACCTTAGCTTTGAGGTGTTCGGCGAGCTGCTTCGCCTGCTGGTCGTCGAGCTGCGAGGCAAGTTCGTAGGTGACGTCGTTCAGGCGCACAAAGGTAGCCATCACGCACCGCCCGTCAACGCCGCGGAAATCCGCTCGCCCGACGCGATCACCGCGAGTGCGATCAACGCGCCGCCGAGCAGAGCGATTGCAACACGGGTGATCGCTCGAGCACCCGCTTCTATCAAGTCCAGCAGCATGGCTGGCCTCCTTCCATCGACCCCGCGACCCGGTGCCGCGAGGAGTTCCCGGATCGTCCCAGTCGCCACTGACACTCGAGGAGCTACACCGTGACGACCCCGAATGAGTGCCCGCGCTGCGGGGAACCGCACCTGTCCGTGTACGGCACCCGAGGGTGTGCCGGCCACTCGAAGAAGACGGGGCAGCCGTGCCGCAAGGCCCCCATGACGGGAGGCACCGTGTGCGCCTCCCACGGCGGGTCCGCGAAGCAGGTCCGTGCCGCCGCGGCACGCCGTAGCGCTGAGCAGGCGGCCCGGGAGGCCGTCGTCACCCTCGGCCTGCCGGTGGACGTGACGCCGACGGAAGCGTTGCTCGATGAGGTGCGTTGGACCGCCGGTCACGTGCACTGGCTGCGGGCCAAGGTCGCCGAGCACGACGAACGGGCACTGGTGTGGGGCGTGACCCGCACGGAGGCCGAGGCAGGGGCCGCACTACTCATCGGCATTGACGGTGACGGTGACGTGACCGACGTCGGTAGCGCCCCGTCGACGAAGATCATCCAGGCGGCGTCACCGTCGATCTGGTACGAGCTCTACGCCAAGGAACGCGCCCACCTGGTTGCCGTGTGCACCGCTGCCCTGCGTGCCGGCGTGGAGGAGCGTCGCGTCAGGTTGGCCGAGCAGCAGGGCGACCTCGTTGCCACCGCGATCCGACGCATCCTCGACGCCCTGAACCTCACCCCAGACCAGCAGCAGCTCGTCGGCGACGTCGTGCCGCGCGAGCTGCGCGCCATCGCCGCAGGAGGAACACCATGAGGATCGTCGAGAGCTGTGCGTGCGGTGCGACGTTCGACGCGCAGGACACGTACGCCGCGTACGTGCGCGGCGCAGCCGAAGACTGGCGCCGAGACCACCGCTGCGAACGCCCCTGCCCACACGTCTTCGAACAGCCCCTCAGCAGTCCGGACCACTTCTGCACCCTCTGCGGGCACACCGAACCCGTCGCAGCCCCCGACGACCGCGCCATCGAAGACCCCGACCCTGAGGAGGTCAACGGCCTGTGAACACCCAGCAGCACCGGCACGAATGGACCCCCCGCAACGACGACGACAGCGGTGGCTTCGCGTGCACCGAATGCCCCGCCACCACCACGCCCTGCACCATCTGCCACCGCCCAACCGAGACCAGCGGCCGCACCTGCGAACCCTGCACCTCGCAGACCCGCAACCACGTCCGCGAGATCCGCGACATGTACCACCAGCTCCCCGACATCATCGCCGCCGCCGCCGGCCTCCACGCCATCCGCTACGACCGCACCGGCGGCACCCGCCACCGCACCACCGACACCACCATCATCGGCGGCAGCGCCCTCGTCATGGCCGCCGGCGGATACGTCAACGCCACCCTCCGCGGCCGCCACGAAACCACCATCGACCCCGCACTCCTCGACGCCGAACGCCACGACCCACCCTCAGTCCTCGCCGTCCTCACGTTCTGGGAAGACACCTGGCGCGCCGAGCTCGAGCATGGCGCCGCGACCCGAACCAGCGTCGACGAAGCCGCCCGGTACCTCGTGCTCACCACCGGCTGGGCGGCGCAGCACTCACCGACCTGGGACGAGTACCTCACCGACCTGCGAGCCCTTCGCATGCGGTTGCGTCGCCTCACCGGCGCCACCCAACCCCCAGTGAAGGCCGGCGTGCCCTGCCCCTACTGTGCGGGCACGATCGTGCAGCACTGGACCGACTCGGGCCTCGACGACGTGCGCAGGTGCGACACGTGCCGCCTCGAGTGGGCGTCCGAGGCGCACTTCCTCCTCGCCATCCGCGAAGCCCACCAAGCGTTGCCAGTCACCCACCCGGAGCACCTGGTGACGATCGGGGACGCGAAGCGCATCTACAAGGGTCGGGTGCGTGGAAACCTGCTCGACCTGTGGGTGCACCGCGGCACGCTTGCGCCCGTCCAGCATGACGGTGCACTGCGGCGGGACGTGCGCGGCGAGCTGCTGTACCGGCTCGGTGACATCGACGAACGGGTGTTCAGGGCGGAGGCGGGGTGACGCGATCACCGCGACTGCTTCTCGAGGAGCTTCTCGATCCTCTCGACGGTGTAGCTCATCTGACTGAGCGTGTCTGCGTTTGAGAAGACAAGCTGGCTCATCGCACCGACCCGCAACTCTGCTCGCTCTGCTGGGACGCCGTCGAGCCACAACGTGACTTCGTTGGTACCGATCTCGAAGCCGGCCAGACGCGCGTAGATGACGCCGTTCGCCGTCTGGTACCCGAACGCGCACCCCACGAAGCCCTGGTTGAGCTGGCCCGCTGCGAGTGAAACCTCATCAATGCCGCCACCCAAGTACCCCATGCTGAACACCACTCTCGTTGAATGAGGCGACGTTCGCCCCGAGTAGGAGCATCGAACCAGAGTCCACTGACACGCGGACGCAACGTCCGGCTGTAGCCGTGTGTCGGACCCTGGGGCTACGGTTCGAGCACGGCCGAGCATCGGGCTCGAGCCACGATGAAGCGAGGACATCATGGCAGTCAAGGTCAGCAAGGCGAATGGCGATGCAGCGAACTACCCCACTGGCGTGGATATCCAGGTCAGCGACGGCCACCTCTTCGTCTTCGACACCCAACAGCGCATCGCGATCTACGCTCCGGGGAAGTGGATCCGCGCCGAGTACACCGCTGACACGAAGTAGCCACCGCGTCGGCGGGTGTGTCATACTGCCCGTGAAATCCTTCCACGGATCTCGCGCGCCCTGGGCCCGGTCGAGCACGATGCTCCCGGGCCCCACCCATGCCCCCGCCCGGACGCCACGCCGACCACCCTCCACCACGCAAGCGGGGTCGTGAGCCACGACCGGGCGGGAACCACCCCCTGGTAGGTGAGCACCGATGTCGCTCACCTACCTCGAGCACGCAGCACGCGCCTTCGAACCCGCCCCCACACCACAGTGGGCCACCCCCGCGGACCTCGCCGCCTCCCTGGACCCGAAGTTCCGGCGCACCCCCGCCATCGACCACATCAACCAAGCCATCGTCGAAACCCTCAACACCCTCGACGGACGCCTCATCGTGTCGATGCCCCCACAAGAGGGCAAGTCCACCCTCACCACCAAGTGGACCCCCGTGCACCGGCTCGTCGACCACCCCGACGACCGCATCGTCGTCGCCTCCTACGCCCTCGGCCCCGCCCGTCGCATGGGCCGCCTCATCCGCGGCGAGATCAACACCCACACCACCGCACTGGGCATCCGCATCGCCGACGACGTCGGAGCACAGAACGAGTTCGAGCTCGCCAACCACCAAGGCGGCGTCTACGCCGTAGGCATCGGCGGCGGCCTCACCTCACGCCCCGCCGACGTCCTCATCATCGACGACCCCCTCAAAGACCGCGAAGAAGCCGACAGCGAGGTCTACCGCGAACGCTCCTGGGAGTGGTGGACAGACACCGCCTCCGCCCGGCTCGCCCCCGGCGCCCCCGTGATCCTAATCCTCACCCGGTGGCACCACGACGACCTCGCCGGGCGACTCCTCGCCTCAGACGAAGCCGACGAGTGGCGAGTCGTGAACATCCCCGCCCAGGCCGACCACCGCCCCGAGCTCGGGCAGCACGACCCGCTGAACCGTGAACCCGGCGAGTTCATGATCTCGGCACGCACCTTCAGGAACCGCCGCACCGGGCAACTGGTCCCCCGCACCACCGCACAGTGGGAGCAACGCAAGCGACAGGCCGGCCCCCGCACGTGGGCATCGCTGTACCAAGGGCGACCCACCCCCGACGCCGGCGACCTGTTCCCCGCCGAGTGGGCCCGCTACGACACCCCCATGTGGGTCGAACGCGGCGACGGCACCCGGATCGTCACCGGCGCCGGCTTCGAGCTTGTCCAGTCGTGGGACCTGGCGTTCAAGGACAAGAAGTCCTCCGACTACGTCGTCGGCCAGGTCTGGTTGCGGTACGGCATCGACGTCTACCTCGTCGACCAGATCCGGGCACGACTGTCCTTCACCGCCACCCTGGACGCCATCAAGGCGATGACCGCGCGCTGGCCACAAGCCGTCGCGAAGTTCGTCGAGGACAAAGCCAACGGGCCCGCCGTCATCAACGCCCTGCACCGCTCCATCCCCGGCCTGATCCCCGTCGAACCCGAAGGGTCGAAGTACGCGCGCGCCGCCGCCGTGTCGCCCCTCGCCCACGCCGGCAACGTCCACCTGCCCACCCCGGAGCTGCTGCCGAACGTCGAAGAGCTCCTCGAGGAGACGCGGGCGTTCCCGAACAGCACACACGACGACACCGTCGACGCCATGTCGCAGGCACTGAACCGGCTCCTGCTGATGCCGCTGCTCACTGAGACGCACATCGACGGCGACGACCTCATCGACGACGACCCGCGCGACTGGTTGCGCGGCGGCTACTAGCCAGGTGAGAGGAGACCAACCATGGGTGTCCTCGAGTACCTTGGCCTCCGCGAATCAGCCACCACGGACCTGACCCGGCGCGTGCACGCCGCCGAGACAGAGAACGAGATCCTCCGCGAGTCCCTCGCCGACGTCGAGCTCGCACTCGAAGACGAAGGCTGGGACCGCCTCACCACCCGCGCCCAGGAACAGTTCACCCGCGCCGGCCTAGGACGCATCTCCCAGGTCGCGCAGGTCATGGCCGTCGCAAACCCCCTCATCAAGCGCGGCCTCGCGATCCGAGCCGCGTACATCTGGGGGCAGGGCGTCGCCGTCACCGCCCGTGCCGTCGGCGACGACGGCACCCAGGACGTCAACAACGTCGTCCAGGCGTTCCTCGAGGACACCGGGAACCGGGCAGCGTTCACCGGCGACCAGGCCCACGAAGAGCTCGAGCGGGCCCTGGGCACGGACGGCAACGTGTTCCTCGCGCACTTCACGAACCCCCGCACCGGGTTCGTGCAGGTCCGGTCCATCCCGTTCGGGGAGATCGAAGACGTCATCTCGAACCCAGACGACGCCGACGACCCGTGGTTCTACCGCCGCCAGTGGACCGAACGGGTCATCGACCCGCAGACCGCACAGCTGCAGGTGACACCGCGCACAGCGTTCTACCCGGCGATCGGGTACCGGCCCGCAGCCCGGTTCAAGACCATCGACGGGCACCCCGTCATGTGGGACGCACCGGTGCTGCACGTGTCGGTGAACCGGCTCGACGGGTGGGCGTTCGGCGTCGCCGACGTGTTCGCCGCCTTGTCGTGGGCGCGCGCCTACCGTGACTTCCTCGCCGACTGGGCGGTCCTCGTCAAGGCCCTGTCGCAGTTCGCGTTCCGTGCATCGGAGAAGGGGTCGAAGGCGCAGCGCATGCGTGAAGCGCTGACCCGCCGCCCCGCCACAGGTGTCGAGGGGAACCCGAACACCGTCGGCGCCACCGCGGTGCTCGGCCCGGATGCGACGCTTGAGGCGATCCCGAAGACCGGTGCCACCATCGACTCAGAGTCGGGGCGGCCTCTCGCCGCGATGGTCGCCGCCGGCATCGGCATCCCGGTGACGATCCTCCTCGCCGACCCTGGACAGACCGGGGCGCGGGCTGTCGCCGAGACCCTCGACAAGCCCATGACGCTCGAGATGGGCATGCGCCGCTCCCTGTGGGCCGAGGCGTACCGCACCAGCCTGGGCTACGTCATCCGCTCCGCTGTGCGAGCCCCCGCCGGGCCCCTGACGGGGACGATCACCCGTGACCCGTTCACGGGTCGCGAGCAGCTCACCCTCACCGGCGACACGGACACCACCATCGAGTTCGACTGGCCGCCCCTCGAGGACGTCTCGATGGCGACCCTGATCGAGGCGATCGTGAAGGCGGACGCGACGGGGAAGATGCCGCCGGAGCAGACGGTGAAGCTGCTGCTGCAGGCGTTGGGTGTGAAGGACGTCGACGAGATCCTCGCGGACTTCCTCGACGAGAACGGGAAGTTCGTCGACCCGTACGTGACGGCCGGCCAGGCTGCGGTGAACGCGTTCCGCCGCGGCGAGGACCCCGCGGCGGTCGTGTGAGCATCGACGATCAGACGTTACGCCTAGCCCGCAAGCTCCGCATCACCGTCGACTCCGAAGTTGACCACGCCGTCCGCCAGCTCGTGACCCGGTGGGCGCAAGCCTGGGACGAGATCCACGACGCGTGGGCAGAAGCGATGATGGACCTCGTTGCCGCCGCCCAGGACGGCGCCTGGCCCAACCCGTGGGTCGTGGCCCGCTCCGAGCAAGCCACGAAGGCCCTACAGATCGTCACAGACGAGATCATCGGCCTGTCCGACTTCACCGGTGTCACCGTCCTCGACGCCGTCGGCAAGGTCCTCGACGTAGACGACGCCATGGCCGCGATCACCGCCTCCCAGGTCCCCGCCGCGCACCGGTTGCAGCTCGCCGCCCAGTTCAACCGGGTCGACCCCATCGCCCTCAACGCGATCATGCGACGCACCACGGAGCAGATCACCGCCGCCACGTTCGACCTCGCGTTCTTCGCCCAGGAGCAGATGCGTCGTGTCCTGGTGCGCGGCGTCGCCGTCGGCGACAACCCCCGCAAGGCTGCTCGCGAGATGCTGCGTCGCGCCGAGGGCGCGTTCAACGGTGGTCTCACTCGGGCCCTGGTGATTGCGCGCACGGAGATCCTCGACGCCCACCGTGCTGCCGCCCGCGGGTGGCGGGTCGCGAACGACGACGTGTGCGACGGGTGGGTGTGGTCTGCGACCCTCGACCTGCGCACCTGCCCGTCGTGTCTGGCGATGCACGGCACGGAGCACGACGTCGCTGAGGAGGGTCCGCAGGACCACCAGCAAGGTAGGTGTGCGGCGATCCCGAAGGCGAAGTCGTGGCGTGAACTCGGCATCGATCTCGACGAGCCGGCGTCAGCCCTGCCGGATGCGCAGGCCTGGTTCGAGGGGCTGTCGGATGCGGAGAAGCTGCAGGTCATGGGGCCGGGTCGCATGGCGGCGCTGAACACGGGGACGCCGTTCCACGACCTGGCGCGAAGGCGAACCACACCTGGTTGGCGTGACTCGTGGGCGCCGACCCCGGTGCGTGACCTGATCGTGTGGAACTAGACGGTCTGCGGGTGGTCTCCGCCGGGGCCGATGAGGCTCGGTGTGCCGCATCGCACGCAGACGTACTCGGTGAACGCCCCTTCGCCTTCGACGAGGTCTAGGGCGACGAGCCGCCACACGTGCTCGACACACTCAGGTGCGGGATCCATCGAGCCTCTTGTGCCAGTCGCGATGCAAGCCGGTCGCGTCAGGGCGGCGCGGCACGAGCGCACCGCACACCTCACACATCAGACCGCTGTTCGATCCGTCGTCGAAGCCGCCCCTCCACGCATCGCGAGCTGCGGGGTCTTCGCCTGACGCCGTTCTCAGCCGCATGTCCATCCCCCCAGCATCCCAGGAGGTCGTCGTGCGCGTCACCCTCAACGAGGCCACCGAGTTCGCCACCGCCGCGACCCCCGCCGACGGACCCGGCCGACTCCTCATCCAGCTCATCACCCCCGGATGGGGCAGCTCCGGCTACTACTCCACCGAGGCACTCGAACAAGCCGCCGCCGACCGCATCTGGCCCGCAGGCACCCACATGTACATCGACCACCCCACCGAGTCCGAGCAGTTCGACCGCCCCGAACGCACCGTGAAGGACCTCGCCGCAGTACTCCTCGAGGACGCCCGCATCGGAGCCGGCGGCGCCCTCGTCGCCGAAGCCCGTGTGTTCTCCACGTGGCGGCGCTCCCTGGCTGAGATGGCCGACGCAATCGGCGTGTCCATCCGGGGCGCCGCTGAAGGTGAGACCGGGGAGATCGCCGGCCGCCGCGGCTTCGTCATCTCCCGCCTCGTCGAGGGCACCAGCGTGGACTTCGTCACCCGCGCCGGGCGCGGCGGCCGCGTCCTGCAGGTCATCGAGTCCGCGCGCCCCGCACGCGAGGCCCGCAACGTCGGCCAGTGGGTCGAGTCACGCATCCACCGCGACTTCACCACGACCGCCGACGAGATGTTCGGCGACGGGCGCCTCACACGCGAGGAACGCATCACCCTGTCCGGGGCGATCGGTGACGCGCTCGCCGCGTTCGTCGCCCGCCTCGAGACCGACGCACCCGACCTGTACACGCGGGACATCTGGGACGAGCCGCCGAGCGCCGCCACCCAGGCCGTCGAGGCCGCGATCGCCCGCGGCGTGGGAGAGGCAACAGCGAACGACCGCCGCGAGCAGCTCGCCAACCTCGTCAAGGACACCCACGGCGGCAAGGACGTGTGGCCGTGGGTGCGCGACTTCGACGACACCACGGTGTGGTTCGAGATCGACGGCGGTGACGACACCGGCACCTACGCCCAGACGTACACCGTCACCGGCGACGTCGCCACCGCCCTGACCGGTGACCGTGTCGAAGTCCGGGTGCGCACCGAGTACGTGCCCGTCACCGCGGCCGACGAGGCCGCCCCCAGTGTCCCGAGCCGTCCGGCCGGGCAGTCCACCGCCAACGAGTCGTCCAAGGAGGACACCATGGCAACCACCCAGATCGAGGAGAGCGAGCTCGCGACCCTCCGGTCGGACGCCGGCCGGGCCACCGTGCTCGAGACCGAGCGTGACACCGCTGTCCGTGAGCGTGACGAGGCCCGCGAGGCCCTCGCCGCCCACACGGCCCGCACCCGCCTGCGCCCCGCCGTCGCCACCGTGGTGAACGAGTCGCAGACCCTCCCGCCGGTCATCCGCCAGCGGGTCATCGACCAGGTCGTCGAGGCCCTGCCCGGCGACGCCACCGAGGACTCCGCGCGCACCGCCGCCACCGAGGCGCGCACCGCCGCCGAGTCCGAGTCCGCCGCCATCGCCGAGATGTACGGCATCGGCACCGTCCGCGGCCTCGGCCAGCCGGGCACCACCACCCCCACCGGTGAGGTCAGCGAGGCGGACTACGACCGCCGCTCCGCGGGCTTCTTCGGCCGCACCGTGAAGGAGGCCTGACATGGCCAAGAACAACGTCTTCGCATGGAGCCGCTCCCGGTCGCTCCCCGTCGCCGAGGGCGTCACGTCCGGTGACCCCGTCGTCGTCGGCGAGCTCGTCGGCGTCGCTCTCACCGACCGTGGCGCCGGCGGCAACGCCGACACCGAGGCGACGGTCGCACTCGACGGTGCGTGGACCCTGCCCGTCACCACGACCACGACCCGCGCCGTCGGTGCACCGGTGTACATCACGTCGGCCGGTGTGCTCACGCCGTCGGCGACGGACAACACCCTCTTCGGGCACTGCCTGAAGCCCAAGGGCTCCGCGGCCGCGGACGTCCTCATCGAGATCGCTCAGGTCTGAGAGGAGACCACCCACATGGACAGCATCCAGATCCTCTCCGGGGCCGCAGCGGTCGCCGAGAGCACCGACACCGAAGCCACCGGTTACTCGCCGGTGCCCACGGGCCCGCAGTACACCGCCCGCCTCGACGAGGCGCTGCGCACGTTCGAGCGGGGCCTGTCCGGGTCCCTGCGCGGGCGTGCGGACCTCGCCGAGGCCCTCACCCGCTCGGACTTCCCCATCCTCCTGGGTGGCGTGTTCGACCGGGAGCTCCTCGCCCAGTACAAGCAGGTCACCCCGATCTGGCAGTCGTTCGCGCGCCGCAGCGTCGTGAAGGACTTCCGGCCGAAGAAGCTCGTCGACCTCCTCGGCGGGCGCGGCATCCTCGACCCCGTCGCCGAGGGCGCCCCCTACCCGGCGCGCAACGTCACCGAGGCGGAGTACGAGCTGAAGGTCGGCAAGCGTGGTGCCCGCATCCCCCTGACGTGGGAGATGCTCATCAACGACGACCTCGACGCGTTCCGTGACCTGCCCGAGCGGCTCGCCACGGGCGCACGCGACACCGAGGACTACCTCGCCACGTCGCTGCTCGTCACCGCCGCCGGCGCGAACACCGGCTTCTTCAACGCCGACAACGGCAACGCCCCCACGGCGCTGCCGCTGACGCACGAGAACCTTGGCGTCGCGCTCACGGCGATCAGCACCCGCAAGGACTCCGAGGGGCGCCCGATCATCAACAAGGGCACCGTCCTGCAGGTCCCCCCGGCGCTCGAGCTCCAGGCGCTGGCGATCCTCAACGCCACGGAGATCCGCAACACGCAGGGCACGAAGCTCCTCGTGGGCGGCAACGAGCTGCGCTCGAAGGTCACTCTCGTGGTGAACCCGTGGCTGCCCGTCATCGCCACCGACGGCAACACGAACACCCGGTGGTTCGTGCTGCCGGCGCCGACGTCCCCGCGTCCCGCCCTCGCGGTCGGGTTCCTGCGCGGCCACGAGGCCCCGGACCTGCGTGTCAAGGCCTCGGCGGGCAACCGCATCGGCGGCGGGTCGATCGACCCCACGGAGGGGTCGTTCGAGTTCGACGACATCCAGTACCGGGTGCGTCACGTCCTCGGGTCGACGCACATCGACCCGATCAGCACGTACGTGTCCAACGGCGCGGGCTGACCCGCACGGCCGGCGGTCGCGGACACGAGCTGTTCGTGGCCGCCGGCGCTCCTGGGGCTGGTTCGTGGTGCGAGGCGTCAACACCCGCCCGGCACCCATCACCGCATGGCACATGAACCGGGTGAAGGCCGCTTGGGGCTTCACACCGCCGGGACCTTTCGGCCCTGCAGCAGCGCGCCCTGCGCCTCGCACCACGAACCATCCCCACCCCTGGAGAGGCGGTGCCCGTGGCCATCGACTTCACCACCCCCACGGGGCGGGTGCGTCTCCTGATCGCCGACGTCGACGAGACGAACCTGGTTCTCACCGACGACATGATCACCGGGTACTTGGGCATGCACACCGGCGCCGGTCAGGCGCGGCGTGCGGCCGCTGATGCCCTCGACGCGATCGCCACCTCCGAAGCTCTCATCTCGAAGGTGATCCGCACCCAGGACGTCGCCACCGACGGCGCGAAGGTCGCCGACGTGCTTCGCAGGCAGGCCGCGGCCCTGCGCACCCAGGCTGATGACGAGGACGACTCCGCGGACGACGACAGTGGGATCTCGGTGCTCGAGTTCTCCCCATACCCGCGGAGCTCCTGGTGAGTCCACTGCCATCCACGCGGGTCATCCACCGCGACTGGGCCGCCCATCACGCCCCGGTCGCGCAGGGCACGATGAACGCGACCTGCGTCATCACGCTGGGTGCCACCGGTGCAGGGTGGAGCCCCACCACCGGGCCCAGTAAGGGTGCCGGCGTGACCACGTACGCGGGGCCTTGCAGGGTCCAGTACGACCCCGCGCAGCCTCGCAGCGGGGACGCCGCGGATCAGCCGACGTCGACACGCACAGTGCTCGTGACGCTCCCCGCCGCAGCGGCGGCACAGCAGCGTGGCGCCCGGGTCAAGATCACCGCCGTCGACGGCAACGGGCTCGTTCGCCTCGTCGGGCGCACTCTCACGGTCCAGGCCGTCGCCCCCTCGTCGCTCGCGTTCGAGCACGACCTGACGTGCTGGGACGACCAGACCAACCAGGAGGTGTGACGATGGTCAACTTCGACACCTCCGAGCTGAACACGCTCGCCGTGGACCTCGGCAAGGCCGCCGACAGCATCGGCGAACGAGCCTTCCTCGTGCTGCGCAAGACCGCCGTGGACGTCGAAGCCGACGCGAAGATGTTCGCGCCCGTCGACACCGGCAACCTGAAGAACTCCATCTCGTCCGAGCCGGCGTTCCCCCAGCCTGGTGTCGTCGAGATGGAGATCGGGCCCACCGCGAACTACGGAGCGTTCGTCGAGTTCGGCACGTCCCGTATGGCACCCCGCGCGTACATGGGACCCGCTCTGGACCGACGAACGCCCGCGTTCGTCGCCGCCATGGAGAAGGTCGCCGGGGAGATCCTGTGACCACCCCGAGCGACCTGCACGCCGCTGCACTCGCCCAGCTGCGCACGATGGCCCACGTGGACGTCTATGACGCCGACGTCCCAGACAAGCCGCCAGCGGACGCGCGAGGACGCGTGTACCCGTACGTCGTGCTGTGGCCCCCCTCACCCGGTGGGAACCCCTTCGACCCCGCTCTTGCTGAGGACTCTGGAGGTCTGACCTGGACCATGCAGGTCACAGTCGCCGCCGGCGACGTCACCTGGTGCATGCAGACCGTCACGAAGGTTCGTGACGTGCTGACTGGGGTGCAGCTAGCAGCTGGCGCTTCCCGCCTGACCGACGGCACCCCGACGTCTCGAACAGTCATGCGGGACCCGGACGTGACACCTCACCGGTGGTTCGTGCCGTTGATCTTCGACTGCCAGATCGCCTGACAGACCCCTACCCGTTGCCCTCCGCGTCACCGACGGCGGGGGTCCTCGTTGTGCCCACCAGGAGGTTCGCAATGTCGTTCGTCAATGCCTACCGCAAGGACACCGGACAGAAGGTTCGGGTGCCTGAGTCGCACCTTCGCATCTTCCCCGGCGCCCTGTCGAAGACCCCCCGCCAGAAGGCGGCGGAGAAGAAGACCGCCCGCGCGGCTGTCACCACCCCCGCGGAGGCCCCCGCCGCCGCTGACCCCAAGGAGGACGCATGAGCGTCAAGACCCTCGCGGACGGCAACGTCAAGGTGACGCTGCTCGCTACCGCACCCGCCGACATCAACGCCATCACCATCGATGAGCTCACCGGTGTCGGCGCCCGCGACCTGTCCTGCAACATCCTGTCGAGCGACTACGACCTCGGTCCCACCGGGTCGGACACGAACGACGAGAAGCCCCTGTGCGTGAAGGGCAACGCCCAGACGTTCGGGCCGTCGAACTTCGGCGGCGGGTTCACCCCGTTCCGGTACTTCGACCCGGAGAGCGGTCAGCCCGACGAGGACGACGACTGGGTCTGGGACGCCGTCAAGGCGAAGGGCACCACCCTGCACGTCGTCGAGCGCGAGTCGCACAAGGAGTCCGGGGAGCCCTGGGCAGAGGACGACGAGTACCGCTACTACGAGATCCTCAGCGACGACCCCGTGCGCGGTGAGCGGACCGGGTACGTCAAGTACCGGATCAACGCGGCGGTGCAGCGCGCCGCCCTCGACAAGCGCGTCGTGGCGGGCGAGACCCCTTGATCGCCGTGCCGGGGCCGACCACCTACCCCGGCCCGGCGCTCTACCCAGGAGGTGACTGACCATGGCCTACGAACCGCAAGTCTGGGCAGACGGGGAAGAGGGCGAGACGCCGATCACCGCCGCTCGCCTGAACCACATGGAAGCCGGCATCGATGACGCGGGCACCCCGCCCGCGTTCGCCACCCCGAGCGAGCTGGAGGCTGGGACCGTCACGGACGCTCGGCTCGTGTCGCCGAAGCTGCTCGCGGACGAGATCGACCGGCGCGTGTCCGAGGCGATCGCTGCCATCGAGTAGACCCCTGGCCGGGGTGCATCTCCACGGGTCACCCCGGCCAGGCACCACCCCTCAACCCGTGGACCACCCCCGTGACGAACTGACCCGTGGAGACTCCAGTGACCGAGAACCAGACCCCCGAAACCCTTGACCTCACCGCATGGCTGTCCGGCGCCACCGTCGCCGAAGCCAGCGTCGACATCTATCAGCGCCCTGACCTGCTCGGCCGCATCGAAGAGTGGCAGCGCCGCTACGAGCGCGCGATCAACGAGCCCGCCACCGAGCGCAGCGCCGGCGAACGTGACCCGATCAAGGCGCTCGAGGCCGAGGGCGAGAAGCTCCTCGACGAGCTCGAAGCGTCCAAGTCGGTGTGGTACCTGCGGGCGCTGTCCTCCGAGGACGAGAAGGCCATCAACGAGGCACACCCACTCCCGGAGTCCCCTCCCGCGTTCACGGAGAAGCCCCCGTTCCTGAACCCCCGCCCCACCGAGGCGCAGGCGAAGGCGTTCCTCGGCGCCCACGAGGCGTGGCAGGAGCGGCACAAGCAGCACACCGAGGAGCACAAGGCCGAGCACGAGGCATACCTCCACGCTGCGACGGCGTCCCTCGTCTCGCGAGGCTCGGAGAAGATCGCCCGCACTCTGGCACGCATCGAGGTCGACGGGAAGGTCATCGCCGAGAGCATCACAGCAGAGCAGGCCGAGTCGCTGCCGGCCAAGATCGGTGAGGTCCAGGTCGGGAAGATCTTGGCCGCGATCTCGAAGGCGACGGAGGTCGAGCCGCAGTTGCCGGCCCCTTTCTCGCAGAAGGACTCGGGAGACAACCAGAGCTAGTCCACGCGCTTCGGACCGCCCGTGAGTGGCATGCACGTCCTACGCAGTTCCTGAACGAGTGGTCGCCCCGAGACCGTGAGATGGCCATGGCGCTGTCCATGTACGAGGCGTCGCTCACCGAGGACGGCATCCCTGCGGCGGTGGCGTACGACGACGAGCGCGGCACGTGGCTCGAGGTGAGGACGTCGATCGACTACGGGGCTGCGGCGAAGGAGCGGTGGCGGCAGGACAACCCAAAGCCCGAAGCGGGAACGGTGCTGCGCGTCGTGGACACGTACAAGGAGCGGAAGACCGAGCAGGTTAGCCCGCCAGAGAGCTGAAGGTGATCTGTCCGTCTTCGCACTCCCAGTGCCGCACGACGGACTCGACGCCACCGTTGATCTCCTTGACGACGCCCTTGACGAAGTCGCCACGCGTGAACGTGACCTCCACGAACCGGTTGTCGCCACTCCATCGGCTGCGCGCCTCAGCGGCGCACCCGCCACCACCGCTCGACGAGCACGCGAACGGTGCTCCCACGACAGCCGCGATCAGCACCAGAGCGATCAGCCATGGTGCTCGCGACTTCCTCGCGGCGGGCGACTGCTCGGCCGGTTCCTCGTCTGCCATACCCCATTCCTAGCAAGAACGCCGAGCGGAGGTGGGCCGAATGGCCGATCGTTCCGTCTCCGTTCGACTCCGCGCCGAGGTCAACGAGTTCAAGCGGGCGCTCGGTGAGGGCGTCAAGACTCTTGAGGAAACCGCGTCTGCGGCGAAGAAGACCTCGTCCGCCGTCGACAAGGCCCGCTCAGACATGGCCACGGCCTCGAAGCGAGCGGAGGCGGCGGAGAAGGCGCTCGATCGCGCCCAGAAGTCGACGACGAAGACCGCGGCACAGAAGGAGTCCGCGGACCGCCGCCTCAAGACTGCGCTCGACGCCCAGAAGAAGGCCAACGAGCAGCTCGCGGTCGCCGAGCAGAAGCACAAGAAGGCCCTCGACGACGTCGCGCGTGCGCAGAAGACCGCGGAGACGTCCACGGGGCGGCTCACGCAGTCCCTCAAGACCAACGAGAAGGCGTGGCGGACCACCGGCGGCGTCCTGGCCGCCGCAGGCGCAACGACCACGGCGCTGGCCGTGTCGGTCGTCAAGACCGGCGTCGCCTACAACTCCCTGCAGCAGACGTCCCGTGCCGCACTTCGCACGATGCTCGGCTCGACCGAGGCCGTCAACGCCCAGATGGCGAAGCTCGACGAGTTCGCCCGCACGTCACCGTTCTCGAAGCAGACGTTCATCACCGCGCAGCAGCAGATGCTCGCGTTCGGGATCGAGACCCGCAAGGTCATCCCCTACCTGTCCGCCATCAACGATGCGACGGCCGCTGCCGGCAGGAGCTCACAGCAGCTCGGTGAGCTCGCGTTCGTCATGGCGCAGATCTCCGCAGCGGGGAAGATCACCGGCCAAGACCTGATCCAGTTCGGTCAGCGAGGCGTGAACGCCGCCGAGCTCATCGGTTCGCAGATGGGCAAGACGGGCGCCCAGATCCGCGCCGACATCACCGCCGGCACCCTCGGCGCCAACGAGGCCCTCGACGCGCTCGCGGCCGGGATGTCGCAGACCTTCGCGGGCGCGTCGGCGAACGTCAAGGACACCTTCGAGGGCGCAACCGACCGGGTCAAGGCCGCCTGGCGTGACCTTGCGTCGACGCTCAGCGAGCCTCTCGTGGGCAGCGACGGCGGCGGAGCTTTCGTCGACCTCCTGAACACGGCGGCGGACCTGCTGCGCCTGTTCCAGCAGCTGCCGCGTGAGGTCCAGCAGGTCGTCGGCGGGCTCGTCGCCCTCACGGGCGTGCTCGCGACCGGCGCCGGCGGGTTCCTGCTCATGGGCACGCGCGTGATGGAGAACGTCGACGCACTCCGGGCCTTGTGGAGCGGCTCGGGTCGGGCGTCCGCAGCGGTCCGTGGAGTCGGGATCGCCGCCGGAGTCGCGACCGCGGCGCTCGCCGTGGCCGCCGTCGGGTTGATGGTCTGGGCGAACCACATCGCCGAGGCGAAGGCGCGCACCGACGAGTACCTGGGCACCCTCGACGAGCTCGGCAACCGCACCGAAGGCACGATGCGGAAGATCAACGAGGTCCTCGCGGCGGACACGAACTCGTGGCTGAGCAGCCTGTTCGGTCAGGACCCGCGCTCCCTGATCGACTGGGCGGAGAAGTACGGGCTGGCGATCGAGGACCTGCAGGGGTACATCCTCGGAGTCGAGGACGCCCAGGTGCGTGTGAACAGCGCTCTTGAGGAGTACCGGGGCCAGTTCGACGGCAGGGAGCAGCGCCGCGCCACCGAGGGCACGAACATGTTCCGCGACGCCCTCAACGAGCAGGCCGGGGCGCTGACGAACGCAGAGAAGCAGGCCGGGCAGAAGGCTCTTGCCGACGAGCGCGCCGGGGTCGCCGCCGAGATCGCAGCGGAGCAGACCGAGGCGGCAGCTGAGGCTGCGAAGATCGCCGAGGACGCCTACGCCGACTGGTGGCGCACCGTCGAGTCGGGGGCGGCGGCCTTCGTCGACGTCGTGGACGCCTACGACGCTGTCATCCAGGCGAATATCGACCTCGCCAAGGAAGCAGCTGACGCCACGAAGTCCACGAAGGACTCGTGGGAGGACTTCTACGACGGGACGAGCGTCACCGCGAAGGAGTGGATCGGTTCCCTCGAGGAGCAGGTTGCTGCCCAGCGCGTGTGGGCGGACAACCTCGTGGCCGCGGCGACGAAGGTCCGCGAGGAGATGCCGCCCGAGCTGCAGGAGGCGGGGCAGGCGCTCGTCGACGAGCTCGCTGCGAAGGGCCCCGAGGGCGCTGACGCGCTCGCGTCGTTCGTGGAGATGGGCCCGAAGCAACGTCAGAAGATCGTGGCGCTGACGAAGGAGACCGCGGAACTTGCGGGCGGTGAGCTGCAGGACGCGCTCGACGTCGCGCGGAACCCCGTGCTGGGTATGGACATCGACGTCGCGAACGCGCAGGTCGACCTCGACAACTTCATCATCGACGCGAGCAACCGCAAGATCTACATCGACATCCACGGCCGCCAGGTCGGTTTCGGTACGTCGGGCAGCACCATCGGGCGCGCCAGTGGTGGTGCCGTCTCCGGACCGGGCACGGCCACGTCAGACTCCATCCCTGCGCTGCTGTCGGACGGCGAGCACGTCCTCACCGCCCGGGAGGTCGAGGCGATGGGCGGGCACGGCGCGGTCTACCGGCTGCGCGGTCTGGCGCGCGCCGGGCTTGCGCGGTTCGCGAAGGGTGGCGCCGTCGGCTCGGCGGACCGTGAGGTCGAGAGCGCGAAGAAGGCGAAGGCGACCGCGCAGACCAAGGTCAAGGGTGAACGCGCCGACGTCAGGAACGCGGAGCGCGAGGGCGCGAAGGCCGTTCGGGAAGCCCAGCGCGCCTACGATCGCATCGACGGCAAGAAGGAGAACCAGGCTGCCAAGAGGGCCGCGAAGAGGGACCTCGACGCTGCGCGGACGGCCGCCAAGCGCGCCCTCGACGCCGAGAAGCAGCAGCTCAAGTCGGCGGAGAAGGCGTTGCGTGAGGCCGAGAAGGCACTCAAGGACGCCCAAGCGAAGAAGAGTCGCCTCAAGGATGAGCGTGCGGACCTTCGCACGGACATCCGGCGCGGCACGATCGTCGACCAGGTCACGGGCAGCCGCTCTGGTGCCCTGTCCGTGGTCGACCGGGCGCGCGACCTCGCCAGCTCCGGGGACCTGACGAAGAAGCAGTCGGCGGCCCTGAACAAGGCGGCCAAGCAGGCTGAGAAGGCGTTGGAGAAGCAGTACGCCGCGCTGGACAAGATCAACGAGAAGATCGCCAAGCAGCGCGACCTCGTCCAAGAGGTCGGGGCGATGCAGGCGCGGGTCGCGTCACAGATCATGGGCGAGGTCGGCCTGGGACAGTTGGGCGCCACCGAGGACGAGTATGGGCGCCAGTCGGGCGTGACGGCCGGGTCGGTGCGCGCACATATCGCTGGCAAGCTCGCCAAGATCAGGACGTTCAACTCCAAGCTCGACGCGCTACGTAAGCGCGGTGCACCCAACCTGCTCCTGCAAGAGGTCCTGGGTGCGGGCATCGAGGGCGGCACCGAGCTCGCGAATGCGCTCCTGTCAGCGTCGGCGTCGGACTGGACGGCGATCACCCGCGACTGGAAGGCGATCGAGGCTGAGGCTCAGCGCACGGGCGACATCGCGACACTGTCGGAGTACGGCACGACAACGGCGGCGGCCCAGGCCCTGCTCGACCAGTACGAGAAGTCCGCGGAGAAGATCGAAGCCCAGATCGAGAAGCAGGCGAACAAGCTCATCGCGGCGCTGCAGAAGGCACTGTCCGGTGGGGTCAAGAAGGCGGGCGGCGGTTGGGTCTACGGCCCAGGTACGCCGACGTCGGACTCGGTGCACCTGCAGGCCTCTCGCGGGGAGTTCGTCGTCAACGCGGCCTCCGCGGTCGCGAACGCTGGCTTGCTCGAGGCGATCAATTCCGCGCGCGGTCCGGTGTCTGCGGTGGGAAACACGGTCCCGGCGACCGTGGTCGACCTGTCTGGCCTGTCGGTGGAGGTCAGCTTGACGACGGACCGGAAGTTCGCCGGGGCGATCTGGCGCATGGGTGGCCAGGAGGTCGCGCGCACAGACCGCGCCGTCGTCAACGCGATTGTGGGTGGATGATGGGCTGCTTCCTCCTCGGCCCCCTGGGCGACCTGCGCGAGGTCCGTGGCGTGCAGCGGGGTGTCCAGGTCGCTCGCGCCCGCGCGTCGAATGAGTTCACGTCCCTGAATGGCCACCGCTACATCCAGCGCGGTCCTCGTGGGCCCCGATCGTGGGAAGTCAACCTCGGCCAGTGGCTCTCCCCGGAGCAGGTCGCGTACATCACAGCCCTCGCTGACGGTACGATCCCCGGCCCGCACTACCTGTACTCCCAGGACGCAGCGGACGCGAACCTGCTCGCTGTGGACGTCGCGTCGCCTGGTGCGATGGGCGTCTCTGGGCTGCTGGGGCCCGGTGGTGGTGATCCTGCTCGTGGTCGTGTCCCGGCACTCGTGGGTGGTGTGCTGACTTCACTGGTGGGTGTGAACGGCGCCCCTGACCTTGAGGGTGAGCGGACGTTGATCTTGCCGCTGCCGCCGGGCGAGTACCGGCTTTCTGCGTGGTCGACGGCCGCCGGTGTGGCACTGGCTTGGTACACGGTGACGGCGGACTACTCGCCGGTGGATCAGGGCACGGTGACGACGGCGGCCCACGGTGGCGGTTTCCGGGGCCAGTCGTCGATCACGATCGGCGGCGGCGCGGTCGGGCTGAGCGTGGCGCTGCCCGCGATGCCCGACCCGTCCGTGTACGTGGGTGCGCTGCGACTGACGGCGGGCTCGACGCAGTCCACGGACTGGCTGCCGGGTCGCGGGGTGCCCGAGGTCGTCGTCGACGACCCGGGGGAGACGCTGCAGCTGCTCGCCGCCGGCGAGGTGCGCTCGGACTACACGGTGACTCTGCGGGAGGTCGGGTGAGCCGCAACGTCACAGTCCCCGACGCAAGGATCACGGTCGACCTCGGGGCTGGCCCGGAGCCCGCGGAGGTCTCGTCGTGGCAGGTGTCGCGGTCCCTGTCGGGCGGTGGCATCCCCGGTCAGGCGCGCGCCGTCAGCGGGTCGTCTGTCGGTTCGGGCTCGGTGACGTTGCGGGACCCGGCTGCGGGGATCCCGTGGCCTGGGGCGACGCCGGGCGGTGCGGTGGCGATCGACGCGACGCACGACGCCGAGACGCTCATGGACCAGGGGCCGGTCGGGTGGCGTGAGGTGTGCCGCATGCAAGCGCGGGCCGTGGCGTGGGACTCGTGGCTGTCTGAGGTGCGCACGCTGAGCATCGAGGATCGTGTGCCGCGCGGCGCCGTGGACATCCCCATCGACCTGAGCCGCAGTGCGCTGGACGCGGCCGCCGTGATCGACCGTGCGGCGCGCGCCGTGGGCTACTCGGCGACGCCGCCACCAGCGGGGGGGGCCGTGGTTTCGCTTCCGCTCGTGGGGTCGCTGTGGGGTGAGGTCGGCCCGACCTACGTCCCGGCGCCCCTCAACTCCGGCGCGCGGTACACGACCCGTGACGGCGTGGCGATGCTGACGGATTCGCTGGTCAACCCGCTGGGTCTCATCGACGGACAGGGCCTCGCCCCCGAGGGTGGGCTGCCGGCCACGTTCGCTGTGGCGTTCACGGCCACGATCGGGTCCCCGGCCGGCTCGGGGTGGCGCCCCACGGTGACACTGTCGCCGCTGACCGGCGCGGTGTTCGGGCGATACGAGCTCGGCCTGAACAACACGACACCGCAGCTGAGGGTCATCGGGTACGGCTCCACCGTGACGGTCACCCTGCCCACCTACACGGCGACGAGCCGCGTCCGCTACGTCGTGACGTTCGAGGCGACGCACGCCACACAGTGGCAGGGCACGTGGCGTGTCTACGCCGACGGGCTCCTGGCCGGGTCGGGCTCGACATCGGTGTCAACGTTCCGCGACACGGGCGTCCACGGCGTCAGCGTCCAGGCGACCGCCGACGGTGCGGTCGGTGGCGTCCAGCTCGGGCCGTCACTGACCGCCACGGACTACGGGCTGCTCGAAGCTGAGACGGCGCTCATCGGGTCGGCCAGGTCGCCCCTGGAGGCGATCATCGAGCCGACGTCGGGCGACGCGTGGGCCATCATCCAAGACGTCGCGAGGGCGACCCTGGGTGCGGCGTGGATCGACGAACGTGGGCGCCTGGTCTACCGGGGCCGGGAGGCTCTGCGCACCGCCGTGCCTGTGACGACGGTAGACGCACTGGATCGCCTGGAGGACATCCCCGGCTCGATCAGCGTCGACGAGGTCGCCGACCGGGTGGAAGTCACCTACCGGCCCTCGATCGTGACGACCGTGACGGACACGTCGCTCACGGTGTACGACTCGGACGAGACCGTGCGCGTGAACGCCAACAGCACAGTGAACCTCGACCGTGACCTCGAGGTGGCGTCGGCCGGGTCCGGCGGCACGTGGCTACGCGTCGAGGACGTCGGCACCTACCCCGTGACCCGCATGTCCCGGTACGCGGCATGGACCGCCCCACCGGGAGAGTCGGGGGCCGCCCCGGCCGCGGGTGCGCTGCTCATCACGGCGAGGATGCTCACCCCGACACGCATGCGCATCACCATCCTCAACGCGACGGCCTCGCCGCTGTGGGTGTATCGCCTCATCGGCCGCACGGACCGCACGGTCGCCGCGGGTGCGCCGATCACGCTGACGTCGGGACGGTCCGAGCGAGACGCCCTCAACCCTCTGTCGGTCGACCTGGGCGGGTGGGTGCAGGACGGTGACGTCGCGCACGCCATCCTCGACTGGCTCACAGGTGAGACGACAGCGCCGACCCCGGTCCTGGCGGGCATCCGCATCGCCCCGGACCTCGACCTGCGCCAGGGCGACACGATCCTGCTGCGCATCGAGTCCATGACCGGTGACCCCGCGCACCGTCTCGTCATCAAGGCTCTCATCACGGGCGACGAGCTCTCCGCGGCCCCCGGGTCCCTGGAGCAGCACCTGACGCTGACGCTCCTGGCCCCGACCGAGGCCGACCTGGCCGACTACTACGACCGGCGTGGCCTGGTGACCGAGGCTGACGTGGCCGCACTGTGGGCGTCGCTGGTCCTGCCCACGGAGGCGGACATCGCCGCCTGGATGGCCCGAGGAGGCATCTACGCATGAGCACCCCCACTGACTCGATCGCACCCGTCCCGATCCTCCCCTCAGACCCGGCCTACGTCGCCGACAAGACGAACCCCGTGCGTTTCTCCGAGCGGGTCAAGGCATGGATCGAGGGACTCTCGCCCGCGTCGGCGAGCCAGTACGACACGGGCTGGATCGCCCACACGTTCGCGGGCGGCCTGTCCGGGACCATTGAGTACCGGCGTGTCGGCAGGCGGGTCGACGTCCGATGGCACTGCACGAACACCGCGGCCGCGGGCCAGCTGTACGACCCGATGTTCACGATGCCCGTCGGGTACCGGCCCGTGAGCACGCCAGGGTTCCCCCAGGGCGCCGTTGCGGCCTGCTACGGCAACAGCGCCATGCCGATGACTGGTCGCATCCTCCCGAACGGGCAGGCACAGGTCCGCAACAACCACTCGGCGTCCGTGACGTCCAGCACCGGCTACGCCTCGTACATGGCCGACTGAGGGGGACTCCGACCGATGCCTGATCGCCGCCGCTACGAGCGCACGCCCGACACGATCGCCATGCTCACGATCACCGCGCTCGCGGCGATCGTCCTCACCGTCGCGGGCCGCGCCCCCGGCACCGTCCTGGACCTCGTGCCCCGACCCGTGGCCCTGGCCTGGTCGGCCGCTCTCGCCGTCGCGGCACTGACCGCGCTCGCGGGCGTGCTGCACCGCCAGGACGTGCGCGGGTGGGTGCTCGAGCTCGGCGGACGCATCGGCCTCACAGCGACCCTCGCCGCCTACACCCTGGCCATCGGCGCGAGCGCGTCCCTCGGCAGCCTCGTGGTCGCAGGGTTCGTCGCGGCCGCGGCCGCATCCTCGGCCGTCCGCACTGTCCAGCTGTGGCGGCGTCTGCACCAGTGGCGGGCCGCTGCACGGGAGGCCATTCTGTGAGCCCCCTCGAGTGGGTCTTCGGGATCATCTTCTCCCTCGGCGGCGCGTCCGGGCTCGGCTCCATCGCCCTCTGGTGGCGCCAGGAACGCAAGCTCAAAGCCGAGACGCGCCACCTCGACGTCGCCACGGGCATCGCGGTCGACGAGAGCGACGACGCTCACTGGCAGCGGATCGTCGCGGCGCAGACGGAGGCTCTCGTGGAGCCACTGCGCGCGGAGATCGAGGTGCTGCGCGCCGAGCAGCAGAGGATGCGCGACGAGATGGCGACCCTGCGCACTGAGGTCGAGACGCACCGCACCCGCTACTGGCGAGCCATAACCTACATCCGTGCCCTCCTCGCCTGGTCCCGGCACCCGTCCACATCGGACGCACCCGCCCCACCGGCCGAGCTCGCCGTCGACATCTAGACCCACCACGAACCACCCCGCCCCGTGCTGCCACCAGGCCGCGGGACGGGGTGCCCAGCCTGCCCCGACCCCCGGAGGTACCCCGTGTCACTCGTGAGCATCGGCGGAGGTCACACCCTCGCCCCGGAAGCCGCCGCGTCGTGGGCACGGATGCTCGCCGCCGGGATGCCCGCCGGGGGTCTGACGTCCTCGTCGCGGACCGAGGCGCGGCAGTGGGAGCTCTACCGCAACCAGGGCAAGACGGGGTGGCCCAAGCTCGCCGCGCACCCCTCCGAGTCCAAGCACGTGTACCGCCCGAACGACCCCAAGGACAAGGGCGGCCGCGCTGTCGACGTGGACGACCCAACACGCGCGTGGCTCATCAAGCACGGCGCTGCCCACGGCTGGACCCGCACGATCACCAGCGAGCCGTGGCACTTCGAGTACGACCCCAGCAAGGACACCCGGAAGGACGACGACATGGCACTCGACGACGCCGACAAGGCATTCATCCGCGGCCTGATCCGCGACCCCATCGTGACCGACGGCACCGAGACCGTCACCTACGCGACGGCGATCCGCCGCAGCCTCGCGATCGTCCGCCGTCTCGAGACCAAGACTGCCGCGCAGGACGCGCAGATTCGTGGCCTCGTCGGCGCGGTCGCCGCCCTCGCGAAGGGCGACCAGTTCGACGAGGCGCGCCTGCTCGCCGGTGTGCGAGCCGCCGCCGAGCAGGGCATCGCCAAGGCCATCAAGGACGGCGTCGACATCGACGTCGTCGTCAACCCGAGGAGCTGACCATGACCCTGTCCGACCGCGCAGTGTCCTACCTGCGCACCGTCGTCCCGATCGTGTGGGGCTCGCTGCTCTCCGCAGTGCTGCCCTCGCTCCCCTGGCTGCCCGAGGAGGTCGTGGCCTGGCTCTCGGGTGACGCCGCGTCGCTCGCCGTGACCGGCCTCGCGATCGCCGCCTGGTACGTCGTCTGGCGGTACGTCGAGCCGCGTGTCCCCGACTGGTTGACGCGCATCGTCCTCGGCTCCGCGCAGGCACCCATCTACCCGGACAGCACGGATACGCACGCCGTGGTCCGTGAGGCGTTCACCCCGACCGACCGCTGGGACGACGACGACGACTTCGACGTCACCCTCGACGAGCACCCTTGAGCGACGTGCTCGACGAGCCCGGGACCTACACCTGCGAGGCGTGCGGGACCGTGTACGGGTCGAGCCTCGCGGCGATCGACTGCGCCGAGGAGGACGACGCGGACCCTCGTGCGACCCGCCGCCGGGGAGCCCGCATCACCGACTGACCCCTGAGCCTTGATCCGGCTCGATCAAGCCCCCCGTCTGGACACCGGTCCGGGCGGGGGGGCACTTCGTCATGTCCGTCCAGACCCCACTCTCCTGCGGGAGGGTGGGGGCGCCTTTGTGCGTGTCCGGTTCAGCGCCTGCGGGGGGTGCGCAGCGCTTGGATGATCTGAACACCGCCGCCAGCCACCCCGACAACCCCTGAGATGATCGCGGCCGTGTTGTGCCCGAGAACTGCGAACACCACAGCCGCCGCGATGGCGACCCAAGGAAAGAATGAGACCGCGACCGTCGCGAGCACGAGGGAGTGCGCTTCCGCCCGGATCGGCACCAGGTCGACGTCGATGCGGGCCTGCTGCGCGCGCTCGGCCATGGAGAGGATCCGGTCCGCTGAGCCGGGGAGAACGGCTTCGTACCCCTCGAACTCGATGGGTTCCGGAAGCGGTGCGGACCTCAGCGAGAAGGCGGCGAGGTGGGGGCCGTCGGCATCTCCGCCATCGCCTCCCTCAGGTGCTCCCCCACGCTCTCCCACGCTTCCGTGGTGTAGTCGGTCGAGCTCGCGGCTTCCCTCAGCTCGCGCAGCCTCGTCGGGTCCGGGTAGATCGCCATCTGAGTTCCCCGGAGCAGACCCCTGGTGATCGCTTCCGTCGTTGCGCTCATGGCGTGACCGTACCTCTTCTTCCTGAGGATCGCCCTCGGTGTCCATGGATCATCTATCGGGATCAACGCTGATCTACTTGAGACTGTTCCGGAACTCGTTCCACTTCAGGATGCGCCGTACGAGTGCATCGTGCCACAGCAATCTCCGGTCTGCGGGTAAGCACAGGCCTGTCATTTTGTCCGTTTCGGCCACGCCGTCACACCCCCATGCCACCCTGACGCCATGACCGGCTACGACTACCCCACCCCCCGAAGCTCCGGCCCATACACCGACGTCCACACCATCACCGACCGCCTCGGACTCCCCGGCCACATCCTCACCGGCGACGCAGACCAAGCCCGCGCCCACGCCATCGCCGCCCTCAGCCGCTCCATCATCGAGCAACCCGACGGGCGCTGGCTCGTCAGCGACCAAGGGCTCACCGAGGCCAAGCGAGCACTCGCCGCGGGCGGGTGGATCGAGCAAGACGACGGGACCTGGCAACCACCCGAGATGGAACGGCGGCGGTGAAGCGAGCCCGTTGCGACTTGGCTCCCCACTTGGCTCCCACGAGCCCGGCTCCCATTCAAGCGGGAGGCCCCCGTCACTGGCGTTCAGGCTGGTGACGGGGGCCTTTTCTTTCGAGCCGCCTAAGGGAATCGAACCCTTGACCTTCTCATTACGAGTGAGACGCTCTGCCGACTGAGCTAAGGCGGCGGACAGCGCGCCTACTCTACCCAGCGATCGCCGATGCTCCAAAGCGAGATCGCGCGCTCAGCACGTGAGCCCGTCCTGCGGCACCGTGCCGTCCACGAGGAAGGCGTCCACGGCGTCGTCGATGCACGCGTTCGACCGTCCGTAGGCCGTGTGCCCCTCACCCTCGAACGAGACGAGGACCCCGGAGTCGAGCAGCTTGGCGAGGTTCTGGCTCCAGGCGTAGGGCGTCGCCGGGTCGTTGGTCGTGCCGATCACGACGATCGGCGCGGCGCCCGGGGCGGAGAAGTCGTCGGGCAGGTCCTGCGGCGGGACGGGCCAGCGCACGCACGGCAGCTCGGCGAACCCGAAGGCGGCGCCGAGGGTCGGTGCGACCTCGACGAGCTCCGCAGCCTCGGCGCGCATCTGGTCGGGCTCGGAGCTGCCGCGCCCATCGGCGCAGTTCACCGCGAAGAACGCCTCGGTCTGGTTCGAGAGGTAGCTGCCGTCGGGGGCGCGGTCGAAGTAGAAGTCGGCGAGGTAGAGGAACGTCGCCGCGCTCCCCTCGAGGATGGCCTCGCGCAGCGCGTCGGTGAGGAAGGACCACGAACGGTTGTCGTAGAGCGTCACGGCGATGCCGTAGAAGAGGAGTGTCGCCGTGAGGTCGCGCACCGGGTCGCCCGTGGGCAGGGGCGTCCTGCGCGCCCGCTCGGACAGGGCGTGGATCTGCGCAAGGCCGTCGTCGACGGACCCGGTCAGGGGGCAGTCGCTCTGCGTCTGGCAGTAGTCCACGTAGTTGCGCAGCGCCCGCTCGAACCCCTCGGCCTGGCCGAGGTTGAGCTCTCGTGCGGTCAGCGTGGGGTCGACTGCGCCGTCGAGCACGAGCCGCCCCACGTTCCCTGGGAACAGCGCCGCATACGTCGCGCCGAGCTTCGTGCCGTAGGAGTAGCCGAGGTAGGTGAGCGTCTCGTCGCCGAGCACCCCGCGGAGCACGTCGAGGTCCTTCGCTGCCGAGACGGTACCCACGTGACCGAGCAGCGAGCCGGTGCGAGCCGCGCACGACGCACCAAAGTCTTCCCACGTGTCGAACGCCTCGGCGAGACCGGCGTCGTCGTCGTGGTCGAAGTCGCGAGCGAACAGCGCGTCCTTGTCGACGGGGTCGAGGCACTGCACGGGGTGCGACGCGCCCACTCCGCGGGGGTCGAAACCGACGACGTCGTACGCCTCGAGCACGGCGTCCCCGAAGAGCGAGCTCGCCTGCTCGGCGAGGTCGACACCCGAGCCCCCCGGACCACCGGGGTTGACGAAGAGGGTGCCGCGCCGCTCGCCCTCGGCCTGGTCGCGCGCGATCTGGAGCGAGATCTCACCGGCGCCCGGGTCGTCCCAGTCGATGGGCACGCGCACCTGCGCGCACTGCAGGTCTCCGCACTCGGTCCACTCCGGCACCTGGGAGTAGAAGCCGACGAGCTCCTCGGCGATGCCCTCGGGAACGACCGGCGGGGGCGGCGGGGTGACGGGCGCCTGGTGCCGCGGCGGGGTACATCCGGCGAGCACGAGGGCGAGCACCAGGATGAGAGGAAGGAGTCGTCGCACGTTCGGCGCACCCCCGGTTCTCGTCTTCAGCAC